GACAGAAGGCAGTCGGCCTACGCTTTGTTGTGGCTCCAAGCCCGTACAGACGCTCGCAGAGGGTGAAACCGAAGCGAGCACTGAACGTCTTGGAGAGATTGACACTCGCGCCCACGGCGGCGATGAACTGTTGGTACTCACCAAGCTCCTCCGAGCTCAGGTCGTAACCAACGGCATCGTCACCATGGGTGACAGAGGCAGTGAAAGCCTCTGTTGCGCAAGCGTTAATCCAAGACAACACAACAAAGCTGAGAGGAGTGCCCATCGGACTCCCCCTCCTCGCGATCCACTCCCCGGGGAGGTCCCTACACGACCAGACAGTCGCGTAAGGGCCGACCCCGAGACCGGCGAGCGACGACTCGAGCTCGGAAGCCCGAATCGCGCCAGCGCCGGCGAGGGAGCGGATCACTACCTCCACCGCCTGATGGGACAGACCGTCCGTGGCCTTCGAAAGGTCAAGGGAGCGGAAGGTTCCACCAGGCGGCAGGCCGGTGAGGTTCGAGGGGAACTTGCCCCCGTTGGGAACGAAGTGCTTCCTAGGAAGCAACTTCGAAGACCAGCGGGTCCAAGTCCCTTCGATGAAGGTCAGGGCATCGGGCACACCGATGACCCTGAACTTCATCCCCGGAGACTCGAGTGCACAAGAGCGGGCACGCCTGACGGCGCGCTCACTTCTGAGCACCAAGACTCCGAGGCACCTCACGACCTGGTCGTCGGACGAGGTCTCCAAAGAGACCGCGTTGTCGCGGATAGCCTTGAGACAGAACGTCCCAAGGCTATCCTGACAGAACTGCCCGAACCTCCTAGTGACAAGACGAATGGTGGAACCACCCATCATGCCCAAACTGAGAGATTCGAGCAGCCCCCGACGACGGAGGTAGCCGTCGACACCGCCTCGAGTGGCGGGCCACTCGAAGCAGGACGACGACGAGGAGGGGAGGGCCTGGGGGCTCCTGAAGGACGCGCGCGCGTTAGCGCGCACGTAGCCCTCAAGGAGCCTCAAGGCCCAGTCCGGTGTGGGACACGCGGTCTCCTGCAGCAGGCGGGCCTCACGAAGTGCGTCCACCCGACCAGTGACGGGTCGGGGGAGCGCTCGCGAGAGCCTGCTGAAGGAGAATCCGTTGCGCGACTCCTTGTGCGCCAGTCTTACGAAGCAGGCCCTCACATTCCTAGGAATGCGAGGGGCACTGCTACAGTAGGACCGCAAGGATGCGCAACGGACCTCGTGGCACAACGCCTTCAGCTCCTGAGCCACGAAGAGCCACCCGCGAGAGCGGACGGTCTTCGTGACCCAAGAGTGAAGGTGCCAAGCCACGAGACGCGAGTCCCAGCCAGAGTGGACCAAACCGGACCAGCAAGCTGTCCAGACTTGCTGGTCTGGGGACGAACGCCCCCTCGATGCACGTTCGCGGCGACTCTTTTCAGAGGGACCGCGAGCCTGCTCCACACGGGGGCCCAGGAGAAGTGACGGAAGTCGCTTCTCGGTGTGCCGCTCCATG